ATCAGCCGCGCATCTAACCCGTGGCCGTAATTGTCGTGAATCGCCCGTGAATGAAACGCGGGCGCCTCAAACCAGACCATCCGGTTAAATCGCGCCTCGACATAGCTCCAGCGGTCCCACTGCCGTTCATCCCGCCACGCCAGCCCTTCCGCCATCGCTTCCTCTGGCGTCCGAGACTGCGCTTGTGTCGCGCCGGTCATCCTGTGCCGCCAGAACAACGTCCCATCGCCAGCTTTCGGCTTCGGGTTGAGATACAGAATGCCGGTCCACTGCCCCATGTCGGTGTCGGTATGGATGTAGTTCGGCTCAACCTGCTGATCAGGACTCAGACGGGCAAAGGTCAGCGCCGGCTCGCACTGGGGCAGCATCGAGACAATTGCCTCCCGCAACGGATCCAGCGGCACCTCTGCCAGTCCGTGGAATACAATCGGCCCGACTACGACAGACCCGAAGGTCTGTTCTAAGACGAACTCCCGATAGGCCAGCGGATCCTCGAGCACATCATCGAAGGTCTTCACGACCGGCGCCGCAGGATTCCAGCAGTCAGGGAACGTCCCAATCGGACCAGCGGCTCGCACCGCGGCTTCTCCGGCGCACATCCCCGCGAGGTCAGCGAAGGGCATCATAGGGACTTCTCGTAGGACCGTTCCACGGAATGAAACCCGAGGCGTTCATACAACTGCTCAACATCCGCGTTCGGCGCCATCACTTGCAACCGCAGCGCGTGCCGGTCTCTGGCCCACCGTTCCCCGGCCTTCAGCAGCCGCAGGCCGAGCGATCCCCGCGCCGAGGGCTGGACATACCAGAACAACTCCGCGACCGTCCACAGGCCAGACAGCGGGTGTGCAAAGGCCGTCAGGCCCAACATCCCGACGATCACGCCTGCGTCACGCGCCACCAGGATCGTACCGGTAGCCGATTGCAACAGGCTGGACGCGAGGATCCGCATCTGGGCAGGATTCTCTGGCAGGAGGTCCGCATAGACCGCGGCCCGAAACTCGCAGCCGAGCGCCACGAGCGCATCCAAGTCGGATTCTGTGGCGGTCTCAATCATGAAACTGTTACCGAAGTATACGCCTGAGCCCTGCATCTCATCGCGTGCTCGGGAATAGTCCGAGGAAGGCCGAGGTATTCACGACCCCCGGCGTATACGTCACGACAATCAGCCCCTGCGCCCCGTCGCCACTGATCACGCCTGCGCCGGCTGTGTTCCAGCCATGCCCCGCTCCACCGCCACCATACAACCCGCCATTCCCGGCACGGAAACCCGTGGCACTCTGGTTGTTACTGCCCCCGCCGCCCCCGGCGCCGTGCGTGCTGTCAAACTCGACCCCGACACCCCCATCGCCGCCTTGGGCGTTCTGGGCACCGCCGCCGCCGCTGCCGTGCGAACCCGTGTTGCCCGTCGTGCTGCCCGTCGTGCCCGTGCCGCCTGCCGTGCCGTCCTGCGCGGTCCCCCCATTGCCACCCGTGGCCCCAGCAGGCGCCCCGCCAATCGTGGCAGACCCGCCGCCCGCGCCACCCCCGCCAGGACCACCACTGCCGGCCGCTTGACCGCCATCGCCGCCAGCCTTGCCGTCGCCATTGGGACCAGCCGCCCCCCCACCTCCGCCGCCAATGATGTTATCGGCGCCTTTTCCACCCCCCGCGCCGCCGGAAAAGGCCCCTGTGCTCGGTGTGCAGCTCGCCGCCGCGCCGCCGGCCCCCGCCACCCCAGTGGACGCATCGCCCTTCAGGCCCGCTTTCGCAATCACGACGGTGGTATCCCAGATCGTATCGGTGCCGTCAGCCCCCGCCACCCCACCCGCGCCGACTTGCACCGTCACCGAAGCCCCAGAGGCATAGGCAATGCCCGTCTTGATGGCATACGCCCCACCACCCCCACCCGGCAGGACGTGGCTATTATTCCAGGCCGCGCCGCCGCCGCCGCCGCCAATGCACTCCACGGTAATCGCGGAGCCATCCGTGGCGACCCCGGCCCAGGTCGTGCCGGAGGTGATGAAGGCTTTAGCGGTGGGCATTACGCCTCATTCGCCACCGCCAGGCAGTCCCAGATCACGGCGGTCGAGTTGTAAATCAGCCCCACATACATGTATTTGCTCGCCACCGTGGTCGTCGGCAGCGTGGCCCCGCGAGACACATAACTGGCACCCCACGTAATCGCATGCGGAGACCCGTCATCGAGAAAGCGGATCGTCAGATGCTGCCCATTGACCGGCGTGCCACTTAACCCCGTCGTCATCGAGGTAATCGCGGTCGCCAGTGCGGTAATCGTGAAGATGTCCGTCGTATCCACGTTGATACTCGGCGTGGCGCTCGAGGACACCGTATTCGTCCGTGCCGACGAGGGACCCGTGGCGCCGGTGATCCCCGTGCTCCCCGTCGGCCCAGTCGGACCGGTCGCCCCAGTGGGTCCACTCGGACCCGTGGCACCCGTCACGCCGGCCCCGGTCGGGCCGGTGCCACCCGTCGGGCCCGTCGGCCCTGTCGGGCCACTGATGCCTGTGCCACCCTTTAGGGTATGCGTGGTCCCACCGGAGTCCTTATAGGCCGGCGCAATCGGAGACGCCGTGCTGTCGATAAACAGCGTGTCCTTGTTGGCCGCAGGCGTGGCGATGTTCGCCGGGTCCGTTTCTTTGAGCGTAATGCCAGAGCCGGTTGCCATCAGTCCACCTGTATCAAGTAGCCCACCACGTCAAGCGTGCCTTCGTTATCAATCGTCATCGTGAAGAGACTTTGAATAAAGTCGGGCACGGTAAACGTGTCGCCACTCGCAATAAAATAGGGCACACCCAAGCCTGCCGGCCCCGTGGGTCCAGTCGGGCCACTCGGCCCCGTGGGACCCGACGGCCCCGTGGCGCCCGCCGCACCGGTCGGACCCGTCGGCCCGGTCAGGCCGCTGCCACTCCGTGCCGAGAGCGACTGAAACCACAGATACCACGGCCGCGAGACGACCACGCCCTGCTCGCCAATCGGTTCCAGCCATTGCGGCATCCTAGTGGGATTCGCCACTAGCTCGTGCCCTCTTCGTAATCGACGGTGAAGTCTATCCAGCTCACAAAGACCGGATCGCTGGAGGTCAACTCGACCACGGGATTCCGCGCCCGTCCCAGACGATTGAGATAGGCCCGCGCCGTATACTCCCCGATCTTCCCCGTCGCCATCTGGAGCTCGTCATCCCACGTCGCCCCGCCATCCCGCGACAGGCGAAACATCACAATCGGGTTGTAGCCTTGCACCGTCGCCGCCGTGCCGGAGAGGCCATTCCCGGCCTGCATGATCAGTTCGACGCGACTAATGAAGATCCACTTATTCTGATCGAACGGCAGCGCAAACCGCCGCAACCGCCGAATGGGATACGAGGTCGAGACAATCGGGGGCGTGGTGCTTTCCACCACCAGCCACGTCCACGACACCGTCGTCGCATTCGGCAGACTATCGCCCACCGCTTGCAGATCCATCCGATCCGTGACCCCGTGATACGTTCCCGCCGAGGTCGAGCCGACATCCAGGCGCGTGCTATCGGTCATCAGGAGCGTGCCAGGCGTGGACCCGACTGCTCGCCGCGTCGTAAACAGCCGACTATTCCCCGTCCCCGGGGCGTCGGAGAGATAGCAACAGAGATTCGTCAGGGCATAACTATCAATCGGCCCAGGAATGCTCATCGAGGATTCGGACAAGGGCCACCGCGCCCCCGCCGGCAACGTCGAAGGCGTCGGCGCCCGTGCCGTCGTCCACGCCCAGCCGCCATCAATGCCGCCACAGTAATCCGTGCTCCCGTCGTTGATGGGATTCCCGCTCGCATAGAACCCGAGCGCCGACTGGCCATCTTCATCGGCCCGCACGCCAATGGAATACGTGACCCGCGAATCCGCCGCCGACGGCCCAGACGCCACAATCTGCACAATCGAGAACTTATCCAGCACCGCCATCGGCAACGCAAACGTGCCCGAGGCCGTCAGGTTCAGGTCCGTCACCGCGACCTGCGTATCAATCGTGCCCCCGGTCCCATCCTGCACGACGCCATTCAGTTCCGCCGCCAGCACGCGCTGCTTGCCCATCCCAGGCGCGGTATCGAGCCGCACATCGAGCCGGAAGAGCGTGCAATCCATCGGCACGATGCTCGTCGTCGCCACGTCCCCACTCGACGCAATCGTCAGACCCGTGGGCGTATTGAACGGCGCCGAATAGAGCTGATTGACCGCGTGTAGCGTCCCCTGCAAACAGGAGGACATGCCGTAGCCGCTCTCCCCATCGTTATCGCTTTCAAAGGTCAGCGTCCAACCGAAGAACGGCACCTGATTGTTGAACCCCGGCGCAATCGTTCCCGGCCCGCGGCTGATGCTGATCACATCCCCCGGCGCAATCGTGGCCGTGTCCGTGATGTTCTGCCCAGACGCGAGCACCGCCCCAGGCGTGGGATCGCTGGGTTGTGTCGGCACCGTGACGATCAAGCCTGTCGGCGCGTCGTTGATATAGACCTCGAAGTCAATATCCGGCCAGCCGTTCATGACCGGATCTTCGACAATGTGGAAGATTTCGACGTAGAAGTTTTTGAACGTCCCCGCCACCGACCAGGGATGGGTGAAGGGCCACGTATTGACGGTCCCCGGCGAACTCGCGGAACTGAAGATCGGTCCCCGCAAGGGCGCATAGGAGGGCTGCTCCGGCGCACTCGGCCCGAGTTGGCCCATCTGCTCGAAGCCCTTGCAGGTAATCAGTTGCTTCATGCCTGCCGCACTTGGTCGCGCAGATCCGCCGGCAGCAAGGTCAGCACCTCGTCCAGCGAGACGCCCGACCGCTCACAGAGCGCCCGCAACTTTAGCACCCGCACGCGCAGATCCCCGAAGCGATCCACGCTGCGCTGAAAGCGATCCGCAATCTCAGGCGCCTTCATACCGGCGCCACGATCTCATCGGTCACGAAATCCATCGACATCTCATAGATGGCCCCAGAGAGCCGGTCGCCCACGAGATGCAGCCCAAACTCCGAGATGTGACAGCCCGCCACATGCGGCAACCAGACGGCATTCGTGGTATCCCAGATGTTCCACTCGGCCCACGTATTCATCGTGATGTCAAAGAGCCAGGTCCGATCATTGCGCGGCAGGAGCAGCGCCACGAAGATATGCCCGTTCATCTGAAAGCTGAACGTGCGGGCATCCGTCGGGATGTCCTGCATCTGGATCTGCTGCTCGAGGCCGAACGTGGAAATACGCTGTGGCGTATAGCCGTCGGCACGGTTCATCATGCCCCAACCGTCCACGCTGCTCCCGAGCCAGAAGATCGTATTGTCGGCCCGATGCACCGAGAATGGACCCAACACGCCAAACTCCAGCACCACACCAGAGACCGGCGCCCAGATTTCAGAGGCCACGCCAGTGTTCACATACACTTGCGTGGTCTCTCCACCCATGAAAAATATCTCCTCGTGAGACCGAATCATGGCACCGAGATTATCCGCCGTGCTCGAGCGTTCCGCGACATCCAGCGGATCCCAGATCAGGAAATCTTCCAGATTCGACCACGAGAACGACCGCGACCCGCCACCTTGCAGCGCGAGCCCGTAGCCGTTGAGAAACTCCACCATGCGCGTCGGATCAGGGAAGTCAGGATCGGTAATCTGCACGAAGACGTTCGTCAGCGTGTTGTAGACATACCCATCCCCACCGGAGGCGATCATGATCTGATTGCCCGCCGTGCCATTCGAGCAGAAGGACACCGGCTGATTGTCATTCGTGACGGTATAGGTCGTCCCAATGGTCCCGTTGGCGAAGAACTCCCCGAACAACGTCCCACCCACAGCAAACGCCCGCCCGTTGATGCTGAACAATCCGCGGATCGGCTGCTCTGGCCAGACCAGCAGCGGCTGAATCCCCGGCGTGCCTTGGAGATACTTCGGCGCCTTCGCATTCCCACCGGGCTGCGTCGATTCCGTAAACTCGTTAATCGTGCGGCCAATTTGGGCCTGATAACTGCGCTCCGTGTTGGAGCCGTCCACAAACCCAGGAACAGAGATGCGAGTCACTAACCCACACCCATCAGCGGCAGCAAGTGCAACGTGCCCGGTGTCGGCGGCGTCGATCCGACCGCTTGCGCGTAGAGCGCAAAATACCCGCCCCCAAAGGGAAAGCCTCCCATTAGGCGGGCACCTCGACCAGCGCGGCACACCGCTGCTCGACCAGCGGAATGTAGTCGTAGTGCCCCGGCTGCATCGACAGCCGATCCGGCGCGTAGGCCGACGGCAGATCCTCAATCGGCAGGTCAAGGCGCGTTTGCGGATAGGCCAGCCACGTCATGATCCGCTCCGTCTCCCGCTTGTAGACGTGATCCTCGCCGTAGACCCGCCGATACTGATCCAGCACCTGAATGGTGCGCTTCGGGAAGATCGAGCCCCAGCCGAGCAGGGCAATCCGGCTCTTGGCATAGGAGGCGAGATGCGACGGCTTCATGGCGCAGGTGATCCGGTTCGGTTCAGCTGCTGCCAGCAACTGCCCAATAGGCGCGATGCAGTCGTCATCTTGGTAATACAGATAATCGTGCTTGGCCTTCGCGAACAGTTCCTGCTTGCGATGCGGACTGTCGCAACTCGTCAGAAACAGGCACTCGCCAAACCCGACCGCCATCACGCGGTCCAGAATGACCTTGGGATATACCAGATCCTTCGTGATGAAACAGGCCGAGACCTGACGTTGGTCTAGGCTCATGCGCCCACCACGTCAATGGTCGGCAGCGGGAAGATCAGTTTGCCACCCCGCTGCAAGAAGGTCGCTTCGCGCTCGAGAATGAACGGCCGAAAGTGCCACGGCATGACGAGGAAGTAATCCGGCTGCTGCGCATGCGCCTCAGTTTCCGAGACAATCGGGATGTGCGTCCCCGGCGTGACGCAGCCATGCTTGTCTGGGTTGACATCCGCGATACACGGCAGATCCTCGCTCGTCAATCCGCAGGCTTGCAGCAGCACGTTACCCTTCGTGGAAGCGCCGTAGCCGAACACGGTCTTGCCAGCCGCCCGCAGCGACCGAATCAGCGCCGGCAGTTCGACGCGATGCCGCGCCACAGCGGATTGGAAGGCCGCGAAGCCGTCCGGCTCATCCAGCCCGCGCTGGCGCTCTGCACCGAGCAGCAGGGCAATGTTGGCGCTGTCCGCTTGATGATGCGACCCACGATGCGCGAACGTCACTGCGATGGATCCACCGTTCGTGTCGTTCGGCTTCGCGTCGATGATGCGCAGGTCCGCCCGATCCGCCATCCACTGCAACTGCGTCAGGCCGTAATACTCCAGATGCTCGTGGCAGATCGTGTCATAGGCACATTGATCGAGCAGCGCCGGCAGGTAGCTTTGTTCCGTATACCAGACGCCATCATCGGCCAGAATGCGTGAGACTTCCTGCATAAACGCCAGCGGCTGCTCAAGGTCGTAGAGCATGGCGACAGAGGTCACGATCCGAGCGGGCCTCGCGCCCATGATTTGACGATACCGCGCCGCCGAGAAGAACTCGGTGACGGGCTGGATATGCGGCGCGTAGAACCGGCCAAACTTCGCCGCGGTGGGGTCCATGCCGAGAAACTTCTGGCCGCGGTTCTCATAGGACCCGAGCAGCGTGCCGTCATTGCTGCCAATGTCGAGCACCACATCGCCGGCCCGCGTCGGACAGAGCCGCTCCAGCGAGGCCGCAATGCCCGCGAGATGCCGCACCATCGAGCCATTCAACCCAGACCGATAGCCGTAGTGCTCGCCATACATCAGCGAGGGCGCGTAGCTCTGCCGCAACTGCACCAGCCCGCCATCGGGGCACAGCACGAGCTCCACAGGGCCGCTCGGCACATCGACGCCAGCCTTCGGGAAGATGCCGGTCAGCGCCATCTCGCCCAGGTCGAGCAGGGACACAAGGTCCCGGCTGCCCGTCATGCGACAGGCGTCAATCTCCCGGTAGACCGAAGTCACCGGACGGGATAAGGTCGCAGTGCGGGCCATGTCTTGGTGCTCAGGAAATGAAAGTAGGCAATCTCACGCCCGAAGAATCCACGCCACGCCGGATAGCACTCTAACGGTTTGAATCCGTCATCAAAACACTCAATCAACGCCCCATCCGGAGCCAGCGAGAGATTCGGTGTGGGCTGATGCTGAATCAGTCGATCGTAACTATGCACCGCGAAATACGGCGGATGGCCAAAGCGAATCTGCCCCGCATCCGCGAGTTGCCGCACGACCTGATCGAAGTAAATCTCATCAAACCCGAAGATCGGCCGCCCGTTGACCTGGAACATCTCCTGCCAATGCGGCACGAGGCGATACAGCGCATTGATGCGCGGCTCGTTCTTGTAGAGGCACCACAGGCTGTTGACGTGGTGATGGTCGTCTGACCACAGGTCATACTGCGCCAGCGTCTCATCGGGCAGGAAGTGATCCAGCCGCCCATAGAGCACGTCCCAGTTAGTGATGCTCCAATAGTCGGTGTCCGTCAGCAGGTCCGCGAACAGTTCCCCGAAGGCGGGGTAATAGTCACTGAGCAGCTTCACCGGCAGGAAATCCGCATCGAGGAAGTTGCCCGAGTCCACGCCTGTGATGGCTTTCACCCGCGCATCGAACTGCGCGAATGTCATCGGCACAATCTCGACATTCGGACTCTTCGACGTATAGCCGTGCGGCGTCAGAATCTTCCACGACCAGCCGTAGGGCGCGAGGCTGCCGATATGCTCGAGATACTGCTCCGTCCATGGAAACGGCGGGCCGAACTGCGGCAGCAGGAACGTCTTCCTCAGCATGCGACCTTCCGGTAGCGCACCCGCAGGCTCTGCGCCCGCTTCACGCCGTCCTCTTCGACCTGCCAGTTCAGCAGATCTGCGCTGACCTTCGTGAAGCCGCCCTGAATACCTTCAAAGGCCCGATCCTTCGCCCAGCGATGCGAGTCCACATCGAAATGCTCGAAGACCTGCGCATTCCAGTGGGACAGATGGCTGGGGGAGCCGTAATCATTCCGGCTGCCGGCATTCGGGACGTAATGCTCCATCACGCCACCCGGCACGAGCACCCGGTTGATCTCGTTGATCACCGCGACCCGGCGTTCAGGTGGAAGATGCTCGAGGAAGTCTTCCGAGAACACATAATCGACACTGGCGTCATCCAGCGGCAACGGTTCCGCGAGGATGTCGCAGCGCGTGAAGAAGCTGCTGGGCACCTCCGGCGTCTGTCGGTCTACGTTGATCCAGCCGGGGAAGATGCGAGCGCCACAGCCGAGATGGAGCCGACTAAAGCCCGACAGCCACTCGCTGCGCCCTTCGACGGCGCGGAAGTGCATCGGATTCACCCGCAGTTGGCTCTCATAGCAGATCAGCGCCTGCAGTTTCTGTTGATACTCGGGGCGCGTCCATTCCACTTCTGTCGTGCCCACGGGCTGCAGGTCTACATCCCGGTATTGACTCAGCTTCTGGTAGGTCGCATAGCACTGCAAGGTCTCGGTCCCGAAGACATGCGCCGCTGCAAGACTGACCAGATCGTGGTGCGGATGCCCACCCTCGAGCGCCGGGGCATACACCGTCTCCGCATCCGGCAGCGTGCCGAAGGCCACCATCAATTCGGCCAGCGTCAAGCCGTCGTCCGGCAGACCGAGGCGCCGCGTCTGACAGCCGAGCACCGCATGCGCCTTCTCGGTCTCTCGCGCCCGCTCCTCCGCGCTGCAGCCACTCTCGCCACGCGCCGGCTGCACCAGCGAATCCGTCACCACCACCACCGTCGGCTGCTCCCGCAGGCAGGTCACGGCCGCAAAAAGCGCCGAATCGTCATCGTGAGGCGATAGGAGATATTTCATGTGCGCAGAAAGAGCACGCCGTCATTGTCGGCGGTCTCCGCCATCCGCTTCCACTGATCCGCGTTCTTCTGCCAGCGGGGATTATTGGACCCGTCCCCTGCCAGTTCCGCCATGAAGAGCACCGCTTCCTTGAAGCGGGGATTGATGATCAGGCACTGCACGAGCGCATCACGGGCATCATCCGGCATATGCAGCGCCCAATAGACCCGGGACATCGTCAGAAAGGCTTCCGCTTTCTCCGCGAGGAACCGCGACTGCTGGACGTAGCGCCCGAGCATGACCAGGGCCTGGTCATACTGGCCACGGTAGAAGTATTCCCGCCCGAGGTAGAACCGCTCGCGGATGCAATCGGGCCGATCCGCCACTTCCTTCTCGAGAATCCGCATCGAGCGCAACGGATCCAAGGTATGGGCCGGCGAATAGCCGTAGGTCAGCGTCACCGCGCCCACGTCTTCGCCCATCACGGAGATATGGTTGTGGATCGCGCCCTCCCACCAGACATTCGGGGAGCGCAGAAAGAGCCGAGGGAACCAGAAGTGGGACGGCGGCCCGGATTCGGCCGTCATCTTGACGTTCACCGCCATGAACCCCTTCGCCGCGGCCTCGCGCACCGCGCTGAAGGGGCAGGTCAGGTATTCATCGGCGTCAATCGAGAGCACCCAATCGCCCGTGGCCTTGCTGAGCGCATGGTTCCGCGCCTTGGCAAAGTTGTCTTCCCAGACATAATCGGTGAAGACTTTGTCCGTGAACTGCTTGGCAATCTCCACCGTGCGATCTGTGGACCCTGTATCGCAAATGATCATCTCGTCGGCCTCTTTGACCGACTCCAGGCAGCGAGCCAGCACGGCCTCTTCATTCTTCGCAATCATCACGACCGAGACGCGCATTAGCCCACACCCTTCGCCAAGAGCAACCACTTGTTAATCGAGTTCGCTGTCACATACCGGAACGACAGCCCAATCGTCTGATTGGTGGTCGTCACCGCCGGCAACGTCGCCCCCAGCGTATTGGCTAAGTATCCACCAGCCGACGTGCTCCACGTAATGCCTTTCTGCGTGCCGGTGCAGAGAATCAGCATCTCGAGCCACTGGCCAGCCGTGGGCGAGCCCACTGGAGCCCCCATGACGGCGGTGATGGCCAGCGTCGAGAGGATGTAGAGATCCGTCGTGCTCGCATCAGGGATCGGCGTCTGTGTCGAGCCCTGCGTGAAAATCCTCGGAATCGCCGGATTGAAGCCGGCGCCCGTCGAACCCGTCGGCCCAGACGGTCCGGTGGGTCCTGTGGGTCCGGTGGGGCCGCTAGGACCTGTCGGACCCGTGATGCCCGTCAGAATCGCATTCGAACCCGTGGGGCCACTCGGACCTGTTGGTCCGGTGGGTCCAGTAATGCCTGTCGGGCCTGTCGCCCCAGTATGCCCGGTCGGGCCCGTGTTGCCGTTGCGGCTGAAGTTGAAGACACACGCCTCAGTATTCGAGGGCGGGGAGACCCCGGCTTCATAGGCCACCAGCACTTCATTGAAGCCAGTCCGAGCCAGTTCCGTCGAGACCGTGAAGGCGTTGACGTTGCTCCCGAGATTGCTCTTGATGAACACGTAGCCGGGGTTGGCCTGCGCCGACTGAAAGACCGCCCCCACGCTGTTCCCCGAGGCGTCGGTGTTACTGAGATACATCGACGTGACGTTCGCCAGCGTCGGGCTGTTGTAATTGAAATTCCCGCTGCCCGGATCCGTGCTCGCCGTCGCCGTGAGGAAGTTGTAGCGAAGGCCGCCCTTATCGCCTGTCACCCCCGTGGGACCAGTCGGTCCGGTGGTGCCACTCGGACCAGTCGGCCCCGTCAGTTGGGCGGCCGTGCCTTGCGGACCGGTCGGACCCGTGCTGCCCGTGGGCCCCGTGATGCCGGTCGGGCCGGTGGGTCCCGTCAGTTGCGCAGCGGTCCCCTGAGCCCCCGTCGGGCCGGTGGGCCCAGTGGGACCGGTCAACTGCGCCGCCGTGCCCTGTGGACCTGTGGGACCCGTCAACCCGGTGGGTCCTGTGGGACCCGTAATCGCCGTCCCTTGCGCCCCAGTGGGTCCCGTTGGGCCTGTGGGACCGGTCAATTGAGCAGCCGTGCCTTGAGCACCGGTCGGGCCGGTGGGACCCGTAGGGCCAGTGAGTTGAGCCGCCGTCCCTTGCGGGCCCGTCGCGCCCGTGGGACCGGTGGGCCCGGTGAGCTGGGCAGCGGTCCCCTGTGCGCCGGTCGGACCCGTCGGACCACTGGGGCCCGTAACGCCGGTATGTCCGGTCGGACCCGTGATCCCCGTCGGCCCAGGCAGCGCCGCTTCGATGTTCTGGAGCAGGTTGGCGGTAATCGCCAACGCCACCAGATCGCCCACGAGGATGGCGCGGTTCCCGTTGTTCGTGACGGCCCACGGTCGAGCCGCCACGGTGAAGGTATCCCCCGTCAGTCCAGTGACCCGCAGAATCTCGGCGTTCGTGGGGTCTGGCATCGTGCCCAACGCCCACGCGACGAGGTCATAGCCTTGCGTGCCGGGATTCGGGAAGCGGGCGCCTTGTCCGGCGGTGACCGTGAACGTCGTGCCGGAGAGCGCCGGGGAGGGCGCCACCGCGACCGCACTAACGGCGAGATCAACGTGGGGATCGAAGGCCACGTTAGTTGGGGATCAGGAAGAACAGTTTACCGGTCGTGCCGATAGGCGTCAGCGCCCCGTACGCGAGAAAGGTGCTACTGGGTTTCTCGTTGTTGTACTGTGCTGTAATCCAGTTTGCAGATCGGGCAACACTTTCTAGCCTGACTTCATCCAGTATTCCAGCCCCATCAATGGTGAAGTCTGTGATCCCAATATTTATATCGCTAAGGCCAGCGCCCTGGTCGGGCGGTGTAGTCGTCGGATTAATCCCCGTGCCTCCAGAGAGTGTCTGCGAGTTCCCATTTAGGAATCCCTTAATCCTCGCAGCTTCTGAGAGGCCGCCATCAAACGCCATCGCAAAGTGATTGAATCCTGTAACTCCACCACTCGCGACAAATAGAGAGTTCGGACCGACCCCGTGGTTGTCGATGACGTAATAAATGTTATCGTCAAAGTAGTAGGCAATTTCGACACGGTCAGGAGATCCCACAATGTTTCCGACCATGATTTGCGGCAAGCCAATCCCCGCAGTCGTCCGATTGCCCCAAAACGACATCGTAAACGCCGAGAGACTGGAGACTGCCGCATGGGTCGGCGTAGACAGATATTTATTTGGACTGAACGAAACTGCTGCGCCTCCATCGATCTGTCCCGTGGTTGCCGTCGCTGAGTTATTAGTCGCGTTAAAACTACCAACGGAATCCGTCACAGATAGCGTCCCGCTTCCCGGTCCCAGATGGTAGACTGCAATGAAACCATTGCTCCACGTCGCCGTCGAACTCCCATCCGTCGAGATCCCGCTGTCCCCAAAGGCGAGGTAAAAGAGCGTGTCACTGCTCGCCGAGACCGTGGGAATCTTGACGTGCATCTCGACCGCGCCCGTCGTGGCCACATACGTCGAGGCCACCAGTTCATAAGTCAACGCAATCGTCAGGCCCGAATCTGAGAAGGGCCGAATGTCGTAGCCGCTGCTGTTCTGGACCTTCCCGCCATTAGCCACGGTCTTCAGATCCGCATCCGTGACCCAGATCGCCACAGGGAAATCCGTGGAATCCACGATCCCACACTGCGTGTGGTCAATCGTGACGGTCTTGTAGTAGGTGAAGGCCATGAACAGCAGGAGATGCAGCATGTCTAGCCGCCCGCAAGTGCGACCCAATCCGTCGAGAGCTGGGACTGCAGGGAGGCATCCGTGGCGTCCGTATTGATCACCGCCGCACCCGTCGCCGCCGAGAGCGTGAGATTAGAGCCGGTGACATTCGTGCGGGTGACGAGCCAGCCACTGATCTGTCCCGCATAGGCATCAAGATTCAGCAGGGCGGCTTGGGCATAGGCAATGCTCTTAGCCGAAGAGCCGCCATTGTTCAGCACCTGCCACGCGACCGTCGCCAGCGCGGACTTGACCCGCGCCTTGAACGTCGGAGACCCACTCAAGGCTTGCTGGAGCAGGGCATCAGTAATCGCCATTACGGAATCACCTCCACATAGGTCAGCACGCCACCCACCGGCACCCCGGCTGACAGATTAATATCCAGCGCCTCGCCGGCCACGGTCTCAAACCAGCCCCACTCATTCGGGCCGAGCACGAAGCCGGTATTCGCAATCTCATAGAACAGGCCAGAGACATCACCCGTCGTATGGGATTGAAACTTCACATTGACGATGCCGCTCGAAGTCAGGGCAAAGGCTAAGACGGAAATCTTCTTGCCAGCGACAGCCGCCACCTGCGTCGTCGCCCCGCCCGCGCTCGCGGAGACGACCGCGTGCTTCACCTCCGACTGATTCGACTGCAGCCGGAAGGCACTGGACGTGACCTCGGCCACCCCACCGATGCGGGTGGTCATCCGCGCACAATGACGCGAGGATTCACCGCCGCGCCGATGCGCTCGTTGAGTTGCCCCTGGAGCCGCTCGAGGGCGACCCGGGCATCGCGGTATTCGGCCTGCGCCTCATCGACGTAGGCGCCGTGCTGTTGCTGCACCGCAGAGAGTTCAGCCTGTTTCTGCGCAATCGCCTCTGCGGCAGACGCCTGCACCGACTGCAGCGCCTCGGCCTTCTGCTCCGTGGTGTCAAACGCCTCGTCTAATTGATTGAGTAGTTCACTGGAACTGGATTTTGCCACGCGGTCACTCCTTACGAATCTGAGGCCAAGACCCACACATCCACCGCGCCGCTCGTCACCGCGGTCGCAATCCGCACCCGCACGGCGGCATAGACGCCGGAAATCGAAATGCTCGTAATCTTGTCAATCGCGGACCAGTTGGCTGTGGCGAGGTTCGCCCACGTCCCGGTATAGCTGGGACTGTGCGCCGTCTCCACCACCACTGAGCCGGCGCCAGAGGTATGGTTCCAGACCACGTAAAACGTGGACTCCACATAGCGCCCAATGTAATCATCCGGCAGCACCGCGACCGCATCCTGCGTCGTGACGGCCTGCATGATTTTCTGGAGTGGGACGAACAACACAGCCATCAGGACTCCTACGCAATCTGGCCGTTCAGCCAGTTGAAATCTGCGGTCTTCCCACCGGTCCCCGGCGTCATACCGGGATCCTTCGTGCGCAGCCGCGGAATCTCCACGTTGTTGTCGAAGATCACCGCCCGCGCCTTGCTCGCATCGTTGATCAGCGTCACATCTGGCGGCCGGCCAAAGGGCCGAGCCCCCTTCTCCGCCAGCGAGAGCCGAATCGCGTCGTAGTAACCGGGCGGCAGTTCATAACTGCTCGTGGTCAACACGATGTCATCGAGCAGCACCCGCGTCATCAGTTGCACGTCATACGCCGTTGTCGGCACCGGCCAGAAGTAAATCTTCCCGTTCGGATAATCCGGCTGGTAATACAGCGAGGTCGGAATATCCGAGGTCAACTGCGGCACCGACTGATTGAGCCACCACACCGCATCACGAATCGTGATCTGCCCGTTGAAGTTCACCGTCGTCGCCGGCAGGATCAGATTCGCCCCGTCAATGTCCACCGGTCGTGCCGTGGTCGTAAACGTGCCTGTCGGCCCGATGGTATGCGGGAAGAGATTCGGCACGAGCGTATACGTATCAAACGCGGTCGCATACACGGCGCGTCGATCCGCATTCCAGGCGTTGAGCAACGCCCGCAGCAGATCCAGCCATTGGGCCAGATCCGCCGCGGACATCGTTTCGCCTTGGCCGAGGGTGCCGAGTTCAGTCGCCGCCGAGGCGGCGATGGCTCGAGACGTGACCAACATCTCAGGGGCCTGTCGGTCCCGTTGGGCCGGTCGATCCGGTCGGTCCCGTCACGCCGGTCGCTGGACCCGTTGGGCCCGTGCTGCCCGTCGGGCCGGTCACGCCCGTCGTCGGGCCGGTCGCACCGGTTGGACCCGTGCCGCCTGTTGGACCGGTGATACCACCCGCCCCGCTATAGAGTTCCGCAAAGTTGGCGTTGATGTCGGCAATGTTCTTGGACGTGAACACCCCGCCACCCAGGATCGTGATTCGACTCATGTCGTCTCCGTCTTCCGCGGTCGTCCGCGCTTCTTCGGTTCATCAGGCGCCGGCGGCTCCAGGATCAACTGGTAGGCCTCCGGCGCAGGCCAGTCTGGTGAGGGGGCGTCCAGGCCACCGGCCTGCAGCGCCGCCTCATACTCAGACGCAGTCTGCACGATGAGAAAGACCCCGCCACGCCAGTAGACGTGACGGGGAAACGTCTCCGACACTTAGGCGTTCGACGCCGCGATGGATCCCATCCCGATGACCTGGTAGGCATCCGAGGCGTCGCCGTTTTGCGTCACGCCCGTGACGATGATCACGAACCGCTTCGAGGCTTGCGCCACGATGGTCGCGACAGTGCTCTTGCTGTTGCCCTGCACCAACGTGCCACCCGTGCCGACCGCGATGGTCAGCGTGGTATCGCCCACGTTCACCACGTCCAGCTCGAACGAGGCCCCGACCGAGCAGCCTGGCAGCGCCGCATTGAGCAGCGTGGCCGTCGGCAAGGTCGCCGTCTGGGCGTCGTCGCAGTTCACGATGAGCACACCGCCGAGCACTTCCGCCGCGGTCAATGTGCGCGCCCCGCCGACGGTCGTCAGCGTCATCGCTGTGGCGACCCGCGTCGGGACGGGGATCATGCCCATCCGCGGTTCGCCGGTCAGCGGGGAGAAACCCGATCCGTAAGGCATTGTCATGTGATTCTCCTCTTAACCGCACGCAATCGCGACGGCGCAGTTGTCCGAATACAGCGACCCGAAGCCCATCAGGACATCGAACCGGTGGATCATCTTCGACTGAACAGGATCCCAGGCTTTGACGAACCGAATCGAAATCCCCGTCTCGGGATCCCGCTGCTGGCTCGACATCTCGACCGCCTTCGGCGTCTCGAGCTTGACCCCGACCAGCGCGAACGCATCGGGATGAATCGCCAGCCCGACCTTGCCCACTTTGCCGTTGGGGCTCGTGGTGCCCGGCCAGAGGACCAGCGCCGTGGTCGCGGTCGGCAGCGCGTTCACGTTCTGATACGGCGAACCCGGGCCGTAAATTGCTGGCGAGATGCTCAGCGTGGCCGAGGTGCCCGACGCCGTCACGTCCGCAAGGACCGTGACCTGCATCGTGGTCGCCGTGGTCGTCGTGCGGCGGGTCATCGGGTTGACGGCATAGAAGCCGGTGATCCCGATCTTGTCGCCCTTCTTGAACGTGTCGCCGTTGGTGCAGGTCACCGCAATCGTGGTATCCCCGCTGGCCATCGTGGTCGTGATGGTCACGGCGCCGGCCCAGGTGCCCGCGGTGTGGCTGTAGAGCGACATGCTCTCATACCACTTGAACCCGCTCAGACGCCCGAGGGAGCCTTCCTTGAA